ATTAGGCAGCAAAAACAACTGGCAGCTCTTACAACACTAAATTATGCAGATCTTCGTAGGTCAGAATATCCGTCGATCGGGGATCAACTTGACTCCTTGTATCACGCAGGGGTGTTTCCTGAAGAAATGGCCGCAGTTATTGCAGCCATTAAATCAAAGTATCCTAAATCCTAAGTTAAACAGCCATTTCGGCACGAATAGTACCGTGGCTTTCGTACCCTACCAGTTCGATATCTGCCATGCCGAAGTCAGTGATAGTAGTAATTTCTGGATTTAATTTCAGTTTTGGTAGTGCTAACGGTTCTCTAGACAGTTGTTCTTTAACTTGGGCGATGTGATTATTGTAGATATGAGCATCGCCAAATGTAATAATCAGGTCGCCCGCAGTTAAATTGCAAACCTGAGCTATCATATGCGTGAACAGTGCATAACTGGCAATGTTAAACGGCACTCCTAAAAACATGTCCGCACTTCGTTGATACATATGGCAATGCAAGGAACCTTTTTTGCTAATGTAAAACTGAGCCATCATATGACAAGGAGGCAGAGCCATTAGATCAAGTTCGCCTGGATTCCAGGCTGAAATGATATGCCTACGACTGTAAGGATCTGATTTTAGCCCTGCAATCAATTCTAGTAATTGATCGTAGTTAGCCAGCACAACCTTGTTGATTCTGATCAAAGGCTTACGCCAACGACGCCATTGGACTCCATATACACGGCCTAGATCTCCCGGATGACGTTGAAGTTTTTTATTGACCCAATATGGAGCCGTAGCATTGTCAGTCCAGATGGTGGTTTTTTCACTGTACCGCTCTCCGTGTAGTATTTCACGCAGGCGAAATTCGTCACCACTACCTTCAATGAACCAAAGCAGTTCACTGACCACACTACGCCAAGCTAGTTTTTTAGTTGTAACAGCAGGAAACCCTTCAGTAAGATCAAATCGTAATTGTGGACCGAACAGGCTTCGAGTGCCTACGCCTGTACGATCCGATCGTTCTTCACCTTTATCTAATATTTCTTTAAGTAGATTTAGATAGGCGGTTTCTGGATGGTTCATCAAGCCTCTTCAGCCTTGGCTTTTACGGCTTTTTTCTTAGGAGGATCAAGTTCATCTGCTTTTTTACGTAGGGCCTGTGCTTCTTTGAACAGCTTGTCAGCCATAGAACGAAGGTCTGCAATGGTGACTGGTTTTTCTTCTGCCACTACCGGTGATTTTACAGGTTCAGGTTTAACTGTGATCTCTTGATCTACAACAATTTTTTCCTGATTTTTAGTCTCGGAAGTTTTCTTTGCGGGTTTAGCACCATCTTCGGTCACTGCTAGATCTTCTAAGGCAACTCCTTTTTGATCTGCAATTATTTGATTAAGTTCAGCTAATGGCAGTGATGTCTGTGAGTTTGGAGTCATCAACACTCCGGTAGTGGGAACTTTTTTGAGATGACCGTTAGTATGTAGATAGTTCAACATAACGTTGCCATCTGGGAAACGTCTAACTGATATGATATCTGCCAGTTCGTTAGCCTGTTGTCCAGCATCACTTTCAATCAGTGACATCAGTGTATCATGGTAAGCATCTGACAATCCATTAGTTCCTACTACCAGGGCACTGTTAGGATCTCCAGGTAGTGTTCTATATACAACTGCTACTTTAGCAGAGTTGTTTTTCATTTTGCCCACGTGTTTCATGGGTTACTCCTTTTTATTATTCTGGACTGCCTTCAGGCTTTGAAGCAGCAATGGCGTTTAGAAAAGCGTTCAATTTGTCATAAGCTACTCCTACACCGGAGATCTCTGCGGCTCCAAATGCTCCTCTACGAACAGCAACATCAATAATTGATCTGATGTTGGTTAAATCAGTAACAGACAAATCTGGTTGAGCAGCAGTTTCTGAATTAGTTTGTTCTTGGTTTTCCATTTATTTTATCCTTTTTTATGTAAATGTTGGCACCCTAGACTCATCATGGTTAATTCTCTAGGATCTTCGAACCCTATTTGCAACACAGAGATTACTTTTTTATTAGAATTTAAGATAAACCCTGCTTTAATTGCATATCGACTATTTAAGTTATATTCAATCCATTGTTCTATTTTTTTGATATCGAGATTTGGTTCAATGGAAATTTTAGCAAAGTGTTCTGGGATAAAAGATAATTTTCTAAATCCCAGAACACTTAATGGATTAACTTGTCCTCTACTGAGACTCATTAACTACCTACTTATTTATAATAAGCGTATTGACCAAACGGAGGAACTATGGTTTCGCTTCCGTGGATAACAAACAAGGTATCACAATAATCCTCGTCTCCCCAACTGTCAAATGGCAGTCCATCTGTAAACATGATAAACTTCTTAGGAGTAATTCCTTCGTTTTTCATAAACCTCCAGTTGGCCTCAAAGTCTGTTCCGCCACCACCTTTGCATTCGTATGCGGTAATGTCATCGGCATTGTCTCCAGTAAATTGAGCATAGCTATAGACCTCAGTGTCAAAGCACCACAGATCTAATTTGAAGTCTTTGTACTCTTCCATAATACCTTTGACTTCACTGATCATGTCTCGTCCTTGGGCATCAGAAATGCTACCGCTCATGTCAATGCCTACGGCAACTTCGATAGTTTGCTCGTTCATTAATCCTGGAAGAATAGCCCCACAGTGTTGGCTCTTGCGATTAGGGCGATTGAAACTGAAGTTGCTTTTGACAATGCTTTGAATATTCATACGCAACATCTGTCGCCAATCCATTTTAGGCTCAGTAAAGTCACGAATCATACGAGCAATGCCTGCTGGCACTTTGCCGGCACCTGCGGTCTGTGCTGCGGCCACCATGGCCTCTTTGATTTCATCACGGATCTTTTTCTTTTCTTCGGCGGTTAGTTTTGGACGACCTTTGCCCTTGTCATTACCGTCAATCTCCTCCCCATCTTCTTCACCCTCGCCTCCTTCCTTATCACCGCCTTCTAGGTGATCGTCCAACAGCTCTCCTAATTCTTCAAGGCTGATTTTAGGAGCATCTTCGTAGAGCTTGTCGTAAATTTGTTCATAACTCCAACCACGATATTTGTCATCTTGGTAAATTTTGATAAAGCTGGGTGCAATACCAATACGTTCATCTTTCAAAATTTGATTGGCAGCGTAATCAGCAGCAATGTTGCTGAGAACAGGATTTCGAAATTCTCGTCGCCCCATATGGTCAAACACATTGTGCAGGACCTCATGCCCAAATCCAAACTCACATTCTTTAGGAGTTAAGGCATTGACAAAACTGTTATTATAGTAGAAGCGACGTCCATCGGTGGCCAGTGTCTGGCACCAATCACTGGCATCAACTAGTGTAAGACGAGTGGCCAAATTTCCAAAGAACGGATGCCGCAATAGGAGTCCAACACGGGCAGTGATCAATTTGTCAAGGATCTTGTTTTTTTCTGCTTGGGTGAATTGTTTCTCGGCCCACTTTTTCTTTTTGATCTTTTCAGCTTTCATTACTGACGACATGTTGAACTCCTTACAATTTACAGGTTATACGTAATTATATAGTCACTCTAGCAAAAATACAAGAGAAAAAGGCTCTTTCGAGCCTAATTTTATCCTTCCATTGCAGTGATAATATACTTGCCATACCGCTCGTGGAAGCGGTCAAAGTTCTTGAGTTTAGAAGCATCGAACGGTAACTGATATTGAGTAAGAGCCACCTTGGCACCCATTACAACCAGCTCAGTTGGGAAATTGTCCATCATAAAGCCAAAGAAGCAGTCTGCCATTGAATCCCAATTCTTAGACTTTTTGCGATCTGCTTCTTGAAGTTCGTAGCAAAGGCTAATGGTCAAAGAATACATTGCAGAAATTTCTTTGATGGCAAAGTCTTTGACCTTACCATGAAGGATTTCTGTTGGGTCAGGCATCTGCTTGGCTACCTTGCGATGGGCCATAAACTTGACTGCCAGGCCTTCGCCAACCGCACCAGCGACTAGATCGGTTAGGGTGTTTTCGCTGATGTCGTCATCTTCCAGCAGCTCGCTAACAAAACTCCAAGAGCGAGGAGTGGCAAAACTACGGCTCAGGCTCTTTGGATCAAAATCGTAGAGGTCCTGTTTGGCAAATCCCACATAACCTACCACCTGCTCATGGATACGATTTTTCACAGCCCATTGCTGCCAATCTTCATAATCAACTCGCAGTTCCAAATGGATAAAGCGATTGGCCAACGGAGCAGGCATACGATAAGTAACGCCTTTATCACCATCTCGATTACCTGCTGCCACGATGCTGACACCTTTGGGCAGTTGATAAGTACCAACACGGCGGTTCAGTACCAATTGAAATGCTGCCGCCTGGGTAGCTGGTGCCGCACTGTTCAGCTCGTCGAGAAACAGGATAGCGGTGCTGTCTGGATCAGTAGGCAATTCTGCAGGAGGTGCCCAAGTCATAGTCTTACTGTCAGAATTGTAGTAGGGAATACCTTTGATATCAGTGGGTTCCCAAAGGCTCAATCGAACGTCAATAATGTCACGATCTTGTTCGTCACCGATCTGTTTAACAATATCGCTCTTGCCAATTCCTGGAGGGCCCCACAGGAATATAGGACGGTTTTTCTTCATGGCCTTACGAATAGCGGCTTTGGCCTCGTTGGGGCTAACGGTGCGATTTGCGGAAATTTTGTCACTCATTTTTGAATCTCTTTAAGGTTGATACAAACTCGTCTAACGTGTTGCTATTATAAGGCAACCTAGACAATGTGTCAAGCGGTGTTGAGAATCTTGTTTCTTGCGTGGGCTTTACGCCACAAATTGAGGTTCCCGGAAAACATCAACAGTTGAACAACTGTTTTCTCTCCAAAAGCCCACATCATTTTATTGGTCATATAAAATGGGCAGTCGATAGTTCTATCTATCCAGATGATCATACCGTTGTCCAAGGGAGTTGTTAGGAGAGGTTCAAACTTGATTTGATAGCAGGCAAGATCTGCTTTTTGAAGGGCTTCAAGCCCTTTTTCTGTTAGCCTAAGCCCGCCTTTGTTTTTGTATCTGGGATTCTGCCACCAAGTATGAGTGTATTGTTTGATTTTTTTATCAGTTATTTCCAGCCCTAAGGCTGTCATTACATATTTGGTAATTTCAAGTTTTTGATTCATCAATGAATTTTACACCTGTTGTCAATTTATATACAGAGAAATCATTGGTGTTGAATTGTTTGTTGAGCTTTTTTGCAAGATTAAATGCATGTCCTGCATTGCTAAAACTGACTTTTTTATATTTAGGTCCAAGTCGTTCTGCTACTATACTTGTAGTTTTTAAATTAACTGGTTTATCTTTATAAAATACTGCCCAAATTGCATCAGCCTCTAAAACCTGATCAGTCTTGTAGGTTTTTTTATTTGTTTGTTCTAACAGTACAGTTGGTTTAGGCCTTGACATATACGCATTCTCCAAAAATGCGTATATATTTATTGGATTCAATAGAATTTACCACCATCCATTTTTATTTCAACTTTTGAATTTTGATTGGATGCCGCAGTTTGATCTAAATGACCGCTTAATCTAGTCATTACACTGGCTAGACTACTGTGCAGATCTGCGACCTCTTTTATGGAGAGATTTAGAGATTTTTGATTGGTTTTTATGGCAATTCTGGCCTTTTCTAAGAAGTCTTCGATGGGAAAAACGTTTAAATGTTTCATATTTTATTTAAGTTAGATAATACCAATTTCATTTCTTTTTCAGTCTTATATGGCCCGTGATATTGGTATCTTTCTAAGGTAATCAGTTTAGGGCAAAAACTTTTGACCCACCCCTTTCTAAATTTAATGATATAATATCCTGCACAGAATTGACTTTTGCTCTTGTTGCTTTTGGCAAATATAGGCAGCTTTTTCTGTATGTTAAAAACAGATCCGTAGGGTTTTGCATTACAAGGATAATCGTAAATTTTGTAAGGCTGAGGTTGAATTTCAATTTGAGACTTTGTGATTTTTTCTGGTAAAACAATCCCTAATTCACTTAAATTTTTAAAATTATACTGTTTTCCTTTTTGCAAAAATGCATAGCCTTTTTTAATTTTGGCAACAGATCCTATTTTTCCATCAGCCCCTTCAATGATCCATTCTTTGTTTGGGATTAATGTTTTTGTTGAAACGATATTCATGTTATATACCTTGCATTTAGTGGATCGGCATAGCTTTGTACCTGCTCGCTTACTTTGACCAAATCATATTCTGCACAAAATTTCAAAAGCCTAACGCCGACCTGTGGAATACTTTTTGCCATGTCGATATGATCTTTAATTGTTTTGACAATAATTTCTTTTATTTCTGGAGGTTGTGCTGTAAGGTCACATAGTTTGATATTTCGATAATAATCATCAAGCACACGATGCTCTATCCCTTCGTGGTCTACCCATCGTTGAAGCATCATGTTATTCCAGTTATATCCCTTATTGTTTCTGTCAGCATAGGCTTCTCTCAGCCCAATTTTATTTTTGGTGCCTTTTTCTCTGACTCCAGGGTAGGCACTGAAGATGTTGTCGCTAGTATCGCCCCGCATGCATTTTTCGAATAGCAGCCATTCTGGATCAGGTGCAGATTTAACTTCCTTAGTTTTCTTATCAATAACCGGTTTTCCCTTGTCGTCAAAGTACCCTTCGTGAGTAGTGGTAATGCCCATAACTCCATTGTACTGCCGAACCTTAGGAGAAATCAATTGAGCGAAATCCCCGTCGGTAGAAATTATTACATGTTCGTCATCAGGGTGTAATTGAATGAATCCTGCAATTAGGTCGTCAGCCTCTAGCTGAGGATGTTGCAGAACAGTAGCATTGGTTTTATTTTGAATGAAATCTTTAAACTGATCAAAGGTTTCCCAAAAGATACGATCTTCTTCTTGTTCTCTAGGACTCTGTGCCGCACGAGCTTCACTGCGTTGTCGTTTGTAAGGAGCATAATGATCCTTTCTCCAACTACGACCTTCAAGAGCGAACACCACGTGATGACCATTAAAATCCTTCCAGGCCTTGCGGACTGAGTTTAGAATAACATGAATGCTCATGCCAACCTTATCGTTCAGATCTCCACGAGTTATATGTCTGGCTCTAAAAAATGTATTGGCCGTATCTACTAAAATATAGGTCATGATACTTCTGTTCTTCCATCACCGAGCTTATTAACATTGATATAGCCTGCCGCTCGGCGGCCCATATCAATCCCTGATTCTGCACCGACATTTCGGCAAAGTTCTGAGAACCACTGATCTACAACAATTTCTTCAGTTTCACCTTGATACCCTGCTTCACGCAATTGTAGCACAAAGTATTCATTCCAGTCGAGTTCAAAAAAGCCATTTCGAATGTTGTCTTTATTGACATGTGTGTCTAACACGGTAACCCAAGGTTCTTTCTTTTCTGTGGCAAATTCTTTTGGAGTGAGTTTGGCAATTCGTTCTGTTTCTTTGGCCGCCTCTGCTTCTTTAATGGCCTGAGATGCTGCTGCTTCTGCTTCGAGTTTGAGCTTGATTGCAGCAGCAGCCTCTGCTTCTATTTTGTCAATGCCAAATATTTTTTTAATTAGATTTTTCATCATGTACCCCACTCGTTCTTAAACAAGGGAACTTGCAGTCGATCACTATATCTTAGTCCATGCTTCATAGCCAGCATGGCTACGTTTTTATTGTTTATGGAATAGACACTTTCTACCCCACCTACTGGCATTAGATAAACATGTCCTTCAAACCCGGCACTGCGATAGGCAGCAATAGCACGTTGGGCATCGGCAAAGTCTTGTTCTGTAGCAATCACAAATTTTAGATAGGTTGTGCCGTAGGTTTCATATTCATAGACCACTTTGGGTTTAATAGCATCTCCCCATGCTTCACCGCTACAAGGCAGTTTAGCACTGACACTAAATGTAATTTCTCTATGAAAATCACTATCGTGATAACATTCCCATTTTCTTAAATATTCTTTAAATTTTGGTGTAAGTGTTTGGGTGCCATTGGTCTCAAATGTGATCTCTTTTAGTCCAGACATCTTAGGATGATCTAGCAAGTCTGGATACTGCCGTTGCCACCCCAGCAATGGTTCGCCACCTGTGATAACCAGATGTTCATCACGCCATTCACCATGTGGAAGAATTTCCATAATACGGTTTACAATAGCATCTGTAGTAAGCAATGGGCTCAGCTCTTTAAATGCTGGATCCCAACTAGCATAGCTATCGCAGCCTGTGCTTACAAGTGGTAATTCTTTATAGTTTTTAAAAGGAGTATTGCCATGAGCAAATGCTACGTTTACTCGTTCCACACTTTTCCCTCCGCGTGGCATACCGAATCCGTCGCAGGTAAAGTTACAGCCAAAGGTGCGAAGGAACACACTAGGCACCCCCATATATCGACCTTCTCCCTGGATGGAGTAGAATAGTTCACTGATCTTCAGTTTGCTCATAGATACTTGACCATTGTTTAAGTTTATCAAATTTAGCCAGTTTGGCCTTTTCAATATTGTGTTGGCTAATTACACCATTCATTTCTAGTAGGGTGATCATTGCTGCTAAATCGCCCAATTCTTCTTCAAGGTGTTCCCGATTACTTTTTGGTTTACCTGGCTTGATATTGTCAAGGCCAAACCTAAAACACTTGCTGATAGCCTGAGTAACTTCGGCACACTCCTCTTGAGTGATCAGCAAGATTTCATCAATTTTGTTCATAAAAGATACCATGTGTTGTCTGTGAGTAAATAGTGTACGCTATTATTTAGGCTTTGTCAACAACTTTGTAAGCAAAATGAACTCAATTAAAATAAATTGGAACCTACATGATCGTTGTACAGGAGGATGCTCATATTGTCCTTCGTTTCTTTGGGGCGGAGGAACTCCAAATGAAATCACTCAATATCTGTCAGTCACTAAAAAAATAATAGACCACTACGCTGAATTAGGAAGGATAGTTGACTGGACGTTTAATGGTGGTGAGCCTTTGGAAATGTTTGATTTTCCCATGATGTTGAAATTATGTAAAGAACATCGGGGATCTGTAGAGCTACATACCAATGGTGGAAAAATATGGTTAGATTGGTGGGCTATAGAACCTTATGTAGATAAACTAAACCTTTCCTATCATTATTGGCAAACTCCTAAATTGATAGAATTTATAATTGATCAGTTTGTTAAAAACAACAAATCAGTTAATATAATAGTTCCCATACGCCCTGACCATTTCGATGATGATATTGATCGAGCTCTATATATAGAAAAAAAATATGGAATCATAGTGTCTAAATCCGCACTATATAAAGAGGCTAACCAATCAATAGGTCTTTTTGATTATACAGATGAACAATTGAGAATTATTCGTGGAGAAACTTTAGTAGAGGAAAACATCTATTATAAAGAAAATACTCTTGCAGAAAGATTTGAGGAAAAAATAAAAGAAAATCCCACATATACAGGAATGAACTGTAATGTAGGAATTGAATATCTAAACATATCTCACAATGGATGGGTGTCAGGCAGCCAATGTAACAACACTTCTTTTGGTAATATTTGGAAGGAGAATTTTAGTCTTCCAACCGGCCCCTCTATTTGTAAAATGATATCTTGTATTCACAGCAGTGATCAAAAAATCACGAAGTTTTTATAGCTCTTTCTGTCAAATACTTTTCGTTGTGTATCCAACGGTTGTTAACTAAAAAACCCCATTCACGTCGTTGTGGCCCAGGCATGAACATGGTCCATGCAGTTACACTAGGATTAAGCTCAATACGATGATAGCTAGTGGCACTGCACACACGAAAATGACCAGGCCCACGCCAATGCCTTGTTTCTCCTGATATTCGGCCATCTTCATCAAACACAGGTACCCATTCATAATATCCTCCTTTGAGAATTAGAGTCGCATAAGGCCAAGGATGATCATGAACATCATCGGGGTCTGATTTAATAAACTTATGAATGAACACATTAAAGGGAAACCATGTTCGGTCCCGAAGAAAAATGTAGTATCGTTCAAGATAAGGTTCATTATTTTCTCGATCCATTATAATTCTATGGCGTCCTAATCGAGCCATGATTTTAGAAAATGTTTTCATTTTAGGTTATTTAATAACTGACCGGCTGAAAAGAAATTTTCTGTAAGATCTTGAGTATGATTTTTTAATTCCACTGCGAGCTCATTATAGTGTTCCATAGTTGCCTTAATGTAATGGCATAGGTCTTCTCGATTGGTCATGTAATGATCCCAACTACTTGTCCACTCGCTGGGATACTTAAATGCCTCATGATACATTTCTTGGTATGACAATCGATCAGGAACCATAGGAATAGCACCTACCAATGCACCTTCATAACAACTGATACCCAGAGTTTCTTGCAGATTGGCACTGAATACAATTTTAGATTGGCCTAACAGATTATGATATTCATGTTTTGACAGTTGGTGATCCTGACATACTACGAATTCATATTGCGGTAGTTGCTGGGCTAAATCTCTAAAAATCTCAACCTGCTTCTCAGGAGCAATACGATGAGGGAACAAAATCAAATCACGTTTGATCATGTTCTTATATGGACTTAGTACTGAATCCATATATTCCATAGGCCAACCAGTCCTTACAATTTTACCATCGTCGTAACGCTCGGCCCAGTCTTCTTCATACCATGGATTTTCTTCTGGATAATTATGAATAAGATTGTCAAAAAACAACTTAACATGAAATTCTGTTGCGAAGTAGTTATGATCAAAGCAACTAAAGAAACTCTTTTCAGCATGTCTGACCCATGGCTTATTACCAATGAGACGACCTAAGAAGTCTTGAGGATCATAACTGCCAGCATGCCACAGTCCATGAGTGACTACTGGAATATTCAGCAGTTCGCTCATGTACTTTAGGTTTATGATGCCAGGATGCCACGCATCTGCGAACAAAAAATGATCACCAGCATTGATTGCTCCACTGCAAAATAAACGAGCGATCTCCTCAACCTGTCGAGACTTGTATATATTAGTGCCACCAAAATTAAGAAAGGCCCCCGGAGTGGTAGCACTAGGTATATCCTGAGGTCCCGAAATAACGTGGACATCGTGCCCTGCCTCATTTAATAGTTTTGGTAAGTGGGTTTTCCACTGACTGGTATATCTGGTCTCAACAGATTCGAGATCAACTAAAAATATTTTCATCGAACAATGTTGTTGCGAGGATTACGACGAGACCGGCGATCACCTTGATCCTGCCAACGAGCCCATGAACGATATTCTTGACTCTTATACAGGTCTTTGGGATTAAAATCAATCAGTTCCATCCTGCAATGATCTAACCATGCTTCAAGGTCATTGAAGATCTTGTTGACTTCAGGTTTCATCACAAAGGATTTGGTAACGTAATTAGGTAGTGCCATTTTGATTTAAAAATAAAAAGTTAATTAAAATTTGATAAACGAACCATTTTCTCCGTCCTCGGAGACTTCAATCCAAACCTCACGGCCTGGATACTTTTGTGAAATAACTTCATAGAGATCTTCTGAAATCATTTCGCAACTTTTGTAATCTAAACTTAGTGTAGCATCTTTGTAGAGATTTTCCAACCAGCGTTTAAATTGAATGAACTCAATATCTCGGTCTGAATGTTCTACACTAATCCAGACCTGAAAGTGAAAGATATGTCGATGTTCATTAGCCAGGAATGAAACGTCATATTCATCACCTGTGGCCAGATTAGGATCTATGGCTGCTGCCGGATAGCGATGTTTCCCTTCTTTGCGAAAGGTGACCCAGATCATTTTCTGGGGACGAATGTCATGCATTTTGATATTCAAGGTCATTTTGAGATTGTTGTTCAGGGTGAATAAAATTAAACTCTCGACCAACATAGTAGTCAATAAGTCTACGTTGGATCATGGTAATCAAGTCACCGTGATCGTCTGTGATGATAAAACGTACAGGGCATTTGCTCCAAGTTTTCAATTTTTGAAATTGAGCAAACCACTCTCGATGCTGAGAGTTTGATGCATCAAACGCCGCCCAAGGGCGACCATGATATTCCAACATACTCATATTATTTGATCCCGACTGATTTCTTCCACTTTTTAAAGGCTTTCTCGTCCATGCAGTAACCAAGCAATACCACTACGGCATTCTTGATATCTTCGCTTTCATCTACTGGCAATGTAGCATTGGCTTCGTAGATGTCTTTGAGTTCGGTTTGAAAAACCTCGTCGACGCTTTCTTCTGTAATTTCAACTTCAATTCGCATCATTTACTCCTTAGTGTGTTGATGTGTTCGTATATTATAGTACCTTGTTGATCTATTGTCAACTTTAATCTGCTCTTTTATAGGTTTTAGCAAAAATATCTTTTTTGACAACACCGTAGTCATTTGGACCATGGCGAACAATGATATCTTCGCCTGGGTTATAGTGTAATGGCTCGCCCCAACTGGTGTTAACTACACCGCTATGATCAGCTAACTTAGCCAATTTAACAATAGGTTTTGGAGTTGCTGTACCGTCACCGTTATCTGTTTTAAGTTCGTGAAACTTTTCGGGCGGCATACTATATTGTTCGCCCTTAGGGCCAGTTACAATGTACCACCCTTTTTGATAATGTTGTGGTTTACCACCACTTTCCAATGTATCAATCGTACCTGGCTTGGTAGCGATTTCAAATGGTTCTCTTGCTGTAGAATCTTTATATGCTTTAAAAGCATCAGTTTCAAACCAAGCATCGTTGATGCCATCGGCCGATTCCACAATGTTAATAAATTCTCTAATCATTTTACTACCTTTAAGTTAGTTAATTCCGCAATTATTTTAAATTTTTCCCAGGCGTTTTTAGCCGCTGGGTTTTGATCCAAATCTTCATCTACTAATACAACTTCTCGCCAATGGTAAAAAGCACCAGGTGGTTGAGCACCAAATTTTCGTGGTTGATGTATTTTACCATCATGCCAAAGTTGCAAGATTACTGCACGAACCTCATCCTCACGATGTCGCAAACCGGCCCATGGTCCAAATCGCTCATAAGCATAACCATGCCAAATTTCATCCCA